CGTTATCGAATAAAGGCACTGTCATAATAATCTTAAAGTTAGCCATCGGGCTGATAGTAATGTGCTGATTGTTGCTAGGTGTTAAGTAAGGATCATCTGGAGAGACAATCACAGAGTTAGCAAGGACTGTTGCAGGTGGGAAAGCAAAGGTTTGCCACTTAGCGTTATCGACTAGAGCCGTTGCTAATGTGGTGCGTAGGGTAGTAACTGCAACAGGCATCAGCCCACCATCGATGTAGGCGCAAGTGCATGCGCGATCAATCCTCTTACCTTAGCGAGTAGCTGTGCGCTCATTCGATAAGGTGAGGGCTGGAAATCGACTGCGTTACTGCCTGAAAGGGTGGCTGTACGCGCTTGCCAGATCTCAACAGCGATCATCAAAGCTGCATTCTGAACTGCTGTGTCTGTCGTGTAATCGACATAAGTATCGCCTGAGACTGTGCCAAAAGGTTGCACTGGGTGCTCTACTGCTGCCACATTGTTATTGCCTGTGATTGCGTAAGTGATGTTGTAATCGCCTACTCCAGTAAGAGTCTTATTGCCGTTGTGCTTTGAGCCGTTGCCAGTAATATTTACTACCTGACCGACATAAAAAACCTTCTCAACTTTGTCCTGAAAGTAAAGAGTGCCTGTGTTAGTTGTGTTGCTATGTGCGATGTTGAAATAAGAGTTAGTCCAGAGCATAGGCAGTAAAACTGCATCGGATGCATCACAGACTTCCTGCAAGGTGGCATCTGGGTACAGCGTACCGACTCCGAGAGTGCTACGGAGTTCTGCGACTGTTGTTAATGCCATTGCTTTTCCTTTCGTAAGACTCTAGGGAGTCAGAGGGCTACTGACCCCCTAGAGCGACTTAGTAACCTATTAAGTTAGGTTGAACTTACGAACACCCTTACCTGACTTAGCAAGGTAGATTGCCAAGTATCCGTAAAGGTTGATTTCGATCTCGCCTGTTGTTAATACATTAACGCGAAGCTGTGTCTGTGGTGATTCCCAGACATAGACTGAAGATGGTGCAACCAAGAACGCTGAGTTATCGATTACGCCTGATGCTGAGATGTTGTGATCCACGATTAGGTCTGTGCCTAGTACATTTCCACGAACTGAAGTTGCTACTGCATTACCTGCCGCGTTGTATGTTGCACCCTGTGCTGAGTACAATGCGCGACCTGTTGTGTCTGCGTATCCTGTGATAGCTGCCCACTGGTCAGTCGAAGCGACTAGCTTATTAGCGAAGTCTCCGCCTGTACCCTTGTAAGCTGCTGCGCCTTCTACTGAGATGAATGATTGCAATCCAGCTGCTGTTGCTGCTGTAGTTGCTGCTGTAGTTCCGTCAGCAATGAAAGCTGCTAGAAGTGCTGCATCTGTAGCCTTCTCGTATGCCTTGCGTAGTTCTGTCATCATCAATTCCATGAATGCTGGAGATGAGCGATCTACGAGCTCGAATGATACGCGCTGTAGTCCTGAGAACTTGTTCACATTTACTGTGTCGTATGCAGATGTCATGCCTGTCTCAGATGGTGCTGAACCTTCGTTTGTGTCTGCAACTGTTGGAGCAGTGTCAGCTGAAGATGCGTTTGTGTAAAGGCGTGGAACTGTGAAACTCATGCCTGAATCAATTAGTGCTGCGCGTGTTGATGCTTCAAACGCTGGACGACCTGTGAAGGTGTCAGTGATGAATGTGTTTAGGTGTGGTGCAAGTGTCAAGCCTGTGTTTGTCGATGTTGAATCATCTGCAGCGCGAACGATGCGGCGTGACTCGTCATCACCAAGAGCTGCCTTAATGTTAGCCTCTAGGTATTGTGCTGAAGTGATTGGTGCTACGCGCTCGCGCACGAATGTAGTTGCTGTCACTACAGTTGGACGAGCAGCTTCAACCGCTGCTGCTTCTACTGCTGGTGCTGCAACTGTCTCTGGAGTATTCTCCACAGCTGTCTCGCTTTCTGTTGTGTTTTCTTCTACGACCTCTGGAGTTTCCTCAGCCGCTACATCGATAACCTGAGCAGACTTAAATGCTGGCTCTGTCACCAATGAAACCTCTAGCAACTTGGCAGCGGATACGAACATCACATTGCCCTTCTGCTTTGACTTAATTACTTCTACGCCTACTGATAAACCTGATTGCAATCCTTCTTCTGCAAGGATAAGAGCTTCTGAACCTCTGTTGCTACGGCTTACCTTGAAGCTTGCATAAATGCCATCTTCTTGCTCTGTAAATTGTGTTGCCTTGCCTAGTGGCTGGCGTGAGTCATGCTGATTAAGTAACTTGACAGTCTTAGGATCTTCTGGAAGTGCGATTGCGCCCTTCTCGAATACGACCTTACCTGCTGAAGTGTTACCTACTTCGCCTGTTCCTGCTGGCACGATCTTGCCTGAGATTAAGCGTTCCTCAACATTGGCAATAAGTCCTGCCGTGAAGTGGATAACTTGATTTTCCATTATTCGATTCCTTCACTGCCGTTAGGTGTTAGGTCTTCCATCTCCATAGCCTGTTCAACTGTAATCAAGCCTAGAGATAACATCTTTTCAATTACTAGCAATCGCTCCATTGGTTCTGTTGCTAAGAATGATGAGTCCACATCAAAGCGCACAGAATTTCCGCGAGCGGTTATGTCATCCATTGAGAGCCTGTCCTGAATTGCATTTACATAAGGCGCAAGGCTCATCGAGAAGAATTGCTTACGCTCATCTAGAACATTGGCATAAGTCATTGATGAATTGGCTTCTGCCGAAAGCATATAAGCTGGGATGTTGCATAGGCGAGCAATCTCTGTTGCTAGGAACTGTTGCGCTTCGTCATACATCATGTCTTTAGGTGAGAATGATGTTGGCTGATACTCAAGAGTAGATGTTAAGTATGCAGTTGAGCGATTGTTACGCGCATTCTTCCATGCTGCAAGAAGTCCAGCGATCTCTTTAGGATCTAGGTCTGCGCCATTGTTACGCAATACTCCAGAAGGCATCGGTGTGCTGGCTGCTAATACTGCTGCCTTACGAAGGTCGATTGCAGCTCTAATTGTTTCAGATCCGCGCTCTAAGATTCCTTCATCAAATGATTGGAAAGTCACAATCGAGCCAAGACCTGACATTGGAACTGCAACTGCATCGATGTAATATTGAGTTACAGTCATGCCATAAAGATCTGTAGTAAATGTAACTTTAACATTCGGAATCCATTGGAAGCGAGAAGGTCTGCCATCTTCAGCATAGACTTCTGTGACTTGCCAGTATGCAACGCCATACATCATCAATGAATCTACAGTCCACGCCATTGTTACAGAGCGTGGCTGATTAATTGCTGGCTGATCTACCCAGATTGGGTTGCCTAATTCTTCACCTGTTGAGTTACGGTAAAGATTAAGTGGAAGCCCACCGATAACACCGCTTAAAAGGTTTCGGCATTTTGCAACTGACGGCACAGACATAGCTTCATTGCGTTGAACGCGTGGAAGAATGTAATTGTAAAGGGAGTTAAGATTCTCTCCCATAATGCTAGGGGCGGATTGCGCTAAAAGCGATGAACGCTGATCATTATTGATTGCTTCAGTTTTGCGGAATAGACCCATAGTCATAAAGTGTAGCATTTGTCAAGTAATTAGACAACATGCTAGGGCGTGTCTAACCGTAAATCTGTGGCTTAGGTTGAGGGATCATTAGCTTAGTTACACACATGGCTAGTGAAATTGGTGCGCTAATATCGCCGCTGCTGCGCCTTTTTATGATTCTCCACGCTGAGTCATTTTGCTTAGCCGCAGTATTCTGAAACTGTTCAATGAGCGACTTCTGCCCATTGTGAACGACCCTAAGATTGGTCAATCCTTCGAGCAAGTCCCCGCACGCTTTATAGAACTGCTGTCCTGAAACATCCTCGACCACGACACCTGAATTAGCCAATCTATCTGCGATTGTCTGAGTCGCGTACTTATCAAAACAAACCATTCGTGGCTTATAGATGTCACACCATGCTTTAATGCTTGCCGCCATCTTCAGCTCATCGATAGCAACCTGTGAGCTGTAGGTTTCAAGTATTCCGATGCCAATCCTTCCGTCCGGGAGCAATTGCCCTGCAACAAGAGATCCGTTTCTCCGAGAAGGACTGACATCGAATCCAAATATTGTATAAGCTCCAACTGACATTTCTAAAGTACTATCCGAACTAGCCTCAAGCACATCATTACTGAAGGGGCAATTTAATGCGCTTATCCACTGACACAAGGTCTCCGTGCGAGCAGCATCTGCCGTCGAGGATGCAATAGTTTCTTCAATAGCCGCTTCCGTAATTAGGTGCCCCATACTGGGATTCGCCATAGCCCAAGCTTTTCTGTCCCATATGTCGCAAAAGTCAGGCGCACTATATTCGTAATAGCCTAAGCTCTTAGGTGGGTAATTTCTACAAGATTCATGCAGCGAATTCAGTACTGTACTCCACGCATCTCCAGCATTGCTAGTAAATAAACGCTGGCTGTTTTTGCGTGCAAGGGTTACGCTTTTCGCGGCATCCATAGCAGCCTCAGACACCTCGCGTAATTCATCGATCCATAAGAAATCGGCGGTTCTTCCTCTTGCTCCGTCAGAGGTTGCCGCTGCGACTTCAAGCTGTGCTCCAGATGCAAGGATGATGCGCTCATCTCCGTTAGTCCTACGAATACCCTTCTTAGGGTCTCCATCTTTGAGCTGTGACCTCATCCAGTCATTGCGTTCGATAATGTCCGCCATGATGTTAAAGGACTTCATTGCCATAGCTCTATTAGAGGACATGATGAGAATGTCCTTTTCACCGAACATGAATAAACCTGCCAGACACCTCATTCTAGCCAAATGACTCTTTCCCGATTGACGAGCAATGAGCAACAAACTGGTCTTACGGATGAATAGCGATTCCTTATCAATTTTGCACATGTCATCAAGGATCAGCTTCTGCCATTCGAGCAAGGGCTGATTTATACGCTCTGCTAACTCAGCAACCTGTGAACCTAAGCTCTCGCCCTTAAGCCAAGGACTGTGGAGTCTAGGCTTGACATCCCCATAGAGGACTTTGCTCTTTTTGGTCTTAGTTGTCATTGACTCGGATTAGGTCGGGTCTTAAAAGGACTGTCCAGCATCGTCTCGGATCGTGTCAGGGAGAGATCGGAAGAAAAGACAGGGGGGTCT